GACCGGAATACAAACAGCCCGCCGTCATCCGATCAACCGATGATTTGGGACGATGGCGGCGGGGAATTATTTATGCTTGCCAACGGCGGAAAAATCTAGTAATACGCAGAACGTGAAAGATGACAGACGCACGGAACGAAAGGACGAAAATGAGCAATACACGCCACAGCATAGCACAGACGAAAAGCTTGACCAGTTGCGGCGTGGTAAAATCCGTGACGGGAAAAGATACCTTGGACACGGCGCGCGGCAAGCTGTCAGGTATCAAGACGGCAAGCCTTGCGACGATTAAGCCTTATCGAATCGCCATTCGTGCCGTGTCAATTCTGAGTCGTGAGGGGCTAGGAATGCGGGAATCTGAGGTTTTTCTAAACGCTGATTTCAAGACCGCGCGACAGATTGCAGACATTGCGGGGCAGCTATTGCCAAACGTGCGCAGTCATCTTTTCATCCTCTCAAAAAAGGGAGTTTTATGTCACACACAAGACGCAATACCCCGCTGGCACTGGACCGACAAGGGAACTCAAATCATGCAAGAAATCAATGAGTGCGCTATCTGACAAACTCAAACAACTAGCCATGCGAGCAATCCGCCCGCTGTGGTTCCGTTCTCGTGAATGGCAGCAAGTCGAACCCGCTTTTCGTCGTCGTGCATTTTTCAGCGCCACAATCCAGAGCGCAAAGGTGCTGACACGGATGAAAAATTACTTGATCGACTGGACTTCAAACACCGTCGAGAACGTAGTGAATCCAACAACAGGAGCAATCGAGACAGTTTACAAGGCAAACGGACTGGCAGACTTTCGGGAAAAAATCACCGATCTAATGTTAAGCGAGGGACTAATTGACCCTGAGCAATTGCCGGATCAAAGTATTACTAATGTCGCTAGCAATGCGCGCTTAGCTTTGATTTTTAACACCAACAGGGAGCAAGCTAGCACTTTTGCACAATGGCAACGCCGCATGTCTGACCCTGATTGGCTAGATCAATTCCCCGCCGCTCGATTCGTTCGTAGACCAGGCGCAACAGAACCGCGACCGCTACACGTTGCCAATGAAGGAGTCGTGAAAAAGTGGAATGATCCGTTTTGGCTTAGAATGAATAGCGCCGACATTGGCGGATTTGAAGTGCCATGGGGACCGTTCGGATTTAACTCATACATGGTGCAGCAACCCGTAAAGCGCGCGGAAGCTGAAAAACTAAAAGTCATCCGCAAGGGAGAGAAAGCTATGCCGCCTGATGTAAAGTATCTAGGCGTTGACCTGGGACAACAATTCAATGCAAATGTCGAATCAGACATTGACGATGTAACGCCGGAAATTCGCAGGCAAGCGCAAGATGACTTACGCGCACGATTTGGAGAAGGTGCAATCGGACCGAATGGCAAACCGACATTGGACGCTATCAAGCGACTTAGAGCGCAAATCAATCAGCGGTAACAAAAACAATTTTAATCAATGGCAAAAACACGTCAAGACCAAAATTCAGAATCCTTGCAAAATCAAGGGAAGAAAGTTATGGGAAGACCGACGAAACGCACGCCGGAAATCGTTGACGCTATTATTTCAGGGCTATCAAAAGGAACTCCATTGACGGTGATTTGCCGAGAGCATGGCATTTCTGACACTATCGCTAGAAATTGGATGAAAGACGATGAGGAACTTTCTTGCGACATCGCGCGCGCGAGAGAACTAGGATTTGACGCTATCGCAGCAGAGGCTTTACGCATTGCAGACACGCCTATCATTGGCGAGGAAGTCACCGAAAGCGAAGACGGCTTTCAAGTCAAGAAATCAGACATGCTAGGGCATCGAAAGCTGCAAGTCGAAACCCGCCTAAAGCTACTCGCAAAGTGGGATCCTAAACGCTACGGCGACAAGCCGGAAATCATCGTGAACAACAACAACACGGCAGCGAGCGCAACCGTTATCAATCTCCCTCCCGATCAAGAGGAGCAACTCAAACACTTGATTGAAACAACTAGAAGCAAAGTGAGGATAAAGCCATGAACAGCACACAGATAAGATACAGAAAAAGCGGGATTGATGAAAGACCAGTGACGTTAAGAGAAGCAAAAAGGCGCGACCCGAAATTTGACAAAGCGTGGGCGGAACTTGAGATTGACCCGCTTTATATCGAATTACTGAATCGCAAAAAGCAGAGCAAACAGCACGCGACGACACAACAAAAAAGAATATGAAAAGACGCAGAGATAAGCAAAAGAGATCAGCAAAAGCATTACGGGAGATTCAACAAGAGCAAGCGTATCAAGATGGTTTGTCTTCGCAGTTTATTTGTGACAACGAGCCAAAAGCAATATCTAAGGCATTCGCGCAAATCAACAACCCACCGCCCCGCAAGATTGGACAATGATGACCCCGACTGAGTTCTGTATCAAGATTCTAGGCATTGTGCCGTATCACTGGCAAATCGAGTGCATGGAATCCGTAGCCATGGAGCAACCGACCAGCGTAGTTGCGGCAAACGGCAGCGGCAAGACGGCGCGGCTGATTGCACCGCTCATCTTGTGGTTCTTGCATACCTATCCAAAGGGGCAATGTGTTTTCACATCTGGTTCATGGATGCAGATTGAAAAGCAACTATGGACGGCGATACGCACCTTTCAAGACAAGTTCCCGCAATGGCAGTTCATGCGTGAGGAATTGCGCACACCGGATGGCGGATATGCGTTCGGATTCTCGACCGACAACGAGGGGCGCGCGGAAGGTCATCACCCTAAGATACACCGAGACATTGACCCTGTGTTTCTCATCATCGACGAGGCGAAGACCGTGCCGAACGGTATTTTCGAGGCATTCGACCGATGCACTAGGCGCTTTGAATTGTGGACATCATCGCCAGGCGCGCCCCGTGGACAGTTCTATGACTCGCACCACAAGAACGCGCCGATGTATTTCACGCGCCAAGTGCCAAGCACGGAATGCCCACACATCGACCCTGTCACGCGCGAACGGGATTTGCAGAAATACGGCGCAGATCACCCTTGGTATCGCTCAAAGCATCTCGCAGAGTTTAGCGAGGATTCCGAGTTGCTATTGCTCCCACCTGACAAACTTAAAACATCGCTATGCAATCAGCCAGAAGCCAAGACAGCGGGGCAAATAGCGGCATTCTGTGACTTCGCAGCGGGAAGGGATGAAAACTGTTTGGCAGTCAGGCGCGGCAATACGGCGAGAATCGTCAAGGCGTGGGTGGAGAAGGACACAATGCAGGCGGTTCAACAATTCATACGCTTGTTTGAATCTGAAAAGCTCATGCCGTCTCAGATATGGGGCGATGCAGACGGATTAGGCACGGTGATGATTGACGCACTGGCAGAATGCGGGTGGCGCATCAATCGCTTTCATGGTGGGCAACCTAGCAGAGAGCCGGAGGAATACGCCAGCATGATTGCCGAAGTCTGGCACGTTGGTTGCAGAGAGATTGAGCGAGGGCGCGTGCATTTGATTGACTTGGACAATAAGACGTTTGAACAGCTCTCGACACGGAAAAGCGAATGGGCGGCGAATGGCAAGTTGCGCGTGGAGGACAAGGAAAAGATGCGTTCGCACGGGCTGAAATCACCGGATAGGGCAGATGCTTTGCTTGGTTGCATCGTATGCGGTCCGAGTATGAACGGGCAAATCACGGGGGAGACGCAATCGCTTATCCGTCGCAATGATTTCTCTACACGGGCAATCCGCAGATTTAATGCAATCTAAAATTAACACTTGACAAGCTAAGGTTAGCTAGTGTAAAGCGTTTGCATGACTCCAGCCGAACGTAAAGGCATTGTTGCGCCACTGCCCGCTAATTATCGCACGAATGATTTTGACCTTGCCAATGTCACGCCGGAACAGGTGCGGCAAATCTTGCGCAATGTTCGCACCGGACGACTGGAAGATCAGGACCGTCTATTCCGCATGATGGTTGACACATGGCCGCGACTTCGTAAGGCATTGAACGAGATTGCGGGGGCAGTTTCCAAACTTCCGCTTGAAATCAAAGCGCCTATCCGTGAAGGAATGGAAGAACCAACACCGCAAGCAAAGCGCATTACTGATGTTGTCAAACGCGCGCTTGAATCCTACGCGCCGCAACCGCAAGCATGGGAGCTAGACTTGCAAGGCGTAATCAAATCGCTGATTGACGCATATGCCAAGGGAATGAGCGTAGCTGAAATCGTATGGCAGAGCGCGAACGGCATTATTTCGCCCCGTTGCTATTGTCCTATTCCGGCAAAGTATCTGAGTTATCCGAACTCATCGGATCAAGTGGACAGACTCATGATTGCGCCGAACGGTGTCAATTCTTCACAGCTAGAAGACTTTCCGCCTGACAAGTTTCTGATTGCACAATGGCAACAAGGGGGAATGCACCCGATACATGCAGCAAACTTGCGCGCGCTCACGAAGTATTGGCTTGCGTCCGTTTACGGCTTAGGTTGGATGATGCAATACGCGCAGCTATTCGGCATCCCCTGGCGGCATGTCGAAACGGACGGCACGGCAGAGGCAATGACCAGCGCGGAGGACTTACTCGAAAGCATCGGCGCGAACGGATGGGCAGTTACAGGCAGCGGCGTTAAACTCAACATCGTGGACGGCGTTTCAGGCAGCGCAGACGGATTGCCACAGGTGGTATTGCAGGACATTGCAGACCGCGCGTGTGACATTCTGCTATTAGGTCAAACGCTCACCACTGACAACACCGGAACAGGCTCACGCGCGCTTGGTGACGTTCATGCTGGCATCCGGCGCGAATACATCGACGCAGTAGCATCATGGATGGCGGGAATCGTGACAACGCAGTTGATTCCAGCAATCGTGCGCGTGAATTTTGGCAAGGTGGCAAGTGAGGACATGCCCTATGCGGAAATCATCGTGCCAGAGCCGAAAGATCAGAAAACAGTAGCGGAACGACTCAAAATTATCACCAAGGACATTGCGCTTCCTGTCACTAAAAAATGGATGTATGAAATGCTGGAAATTCCAATGCCTGAGGATGGCGATAAACTCTTTGGCGATGATGACGGCATGGATGAACCGGATGTGCCAGAAACGCCGGATGATGATACAGACGACGACGAATCCGATATTGACCTAATGCCAAGCGAGGAAATGGCACAAGCAGCAATGAAGGCGCTTGACGCAAAGCGCAACAAGGGAGACAAGGAGAGAGGCATGGGAAGCGCATACGTCATGCGCGCGCGTGACATTGCCGACCGTGTGCGAATGGATCCAGAGACGATTAAGGCGATGGCATTGTTTTTCCAGCAAGTCGAAGCTAGCAATCAAGACGGCTGGAAAGAAAACGGCAAACGCTGGCAGGAGTATCACGCTTTCGGCGGTGATGCTGGCAAAGCGTGGACAATGGAACGTAT